ATGAATTTTGAATATATTGAATCTATTATAAATAAAATGATTTCTGGAATTGTGGGGACAGGGCAGTCTATTCCTTTGATTCTTGCGGATCAAGCGGTTTTACCGTCTTCTTATCCTTATGGAACGTATAAGGTTATCCAATTAGTTCAAGATCCCATCTCAAACGCTTCCAGAAGTATCCAGAAGTTGGATCCTGCAAATTTTAAGGAGATCATACGAATCAATCAAAGCGTTTTGATCAATATAACCTTTTTACACGATAGTTCCATTGCAGTTTGTTGGGAACTTTCAGAAAAGTCAATGGATTGGTTCGATTCAAAAGAAGGAACAATTGAATGTGATAAATTCGGGATTACCCCGGTTTTGATTTCGCCTAATATTCAGGATAAAACCGTTTTAACAGAAGGTGGAATCTATATATATAAGGTTAGCTTTGATGTACTACTTAAATTAAGAAAATATAATGAACAATCAGGCGAATCGACCGCTAGCGCACCAACGGTTGAATATCAGGAGGAAGCATGAGCGCACAAACAGTCTCTAAAATAGAGCCGATCAGTATTAATCTATTTCTTAGAAATACTCCGGTTTCTCAAATGGGATTCGGATTACCTTTGATTTTAGGAGTTAAAGAGCCGACCTATTCTTTACAAGTTTCCGGAAATTCCGGCGGACTTATTTGGAAGTCTACACATACTGGAATTGTATTTATACAAATTAAATACGTGGTTTCAGGAAACAACACCAGTCTTAGTGTCGTCCGTACTGGAACCGGTACAGAAAACGATCCTTATATAATTTCGGTTAACGTTTCTACGGATGCAAACGGAGTGGCTACTTCTACGGCGCATCAAATCAAATTAGCGGCTGAGTCAATTTCAAACATCGCGGGAGCGACTAAGATTGTAGACGTAATCGAAGTGGCAAATTCTGGCAGCGGAGTTGTTTCCGCGTTTGCACAAACCGCTTTGGGTTACGAAAGATATATGGAAATTTCTTCATCGGATGATCTTTTGGAATTAGGTTTTATTTCTTCCGATAAAGAATACATTCAAGCCGCGCAAATGTTCAGACAAACCCCGAGACCAAAACGGGTCGCGGTATTTCTGCTTACTTCCTGGTCGGCTGTTTCGGCCGAAATTTCAGCTCTTAGAAATTCTGGTAAAGACTCTTGGTTTAAAACTATAGCAACTACTCACGATAAGGAAACCATACACGCGTTAGGTGATTATCTCGCTTCTATCGAAAAAATGTTTTTTGCGTGTTCTGACGATTTAAGCGTTTTAACTGGAAGAAATTCTATCTGGGAGTACATCACTCTTCATAAAACTCCAAATTCTTTTCCGGAAGCCGCTTGGGTAGGAAATTCTGCTCCTCGCAGAGTCGGTTCGTATAACTACGCTTATTTGCCTTTGGATGGAGTGGAGAATTCGGGTTATACGAATTCACAGGTAAGTTCCGTATTTGCGGAAAATGGAAATCTGATCGTAGATTTCGGAGGAAAACAAGTTCCTTATCCAGGAATTTCCACCGGGAACGTCTACGCAGATGTAGTCGAAAATCGCTCTTGGCTCAAAGCCCGTTTGAAAGAAAACATCTCAAGTCTTTTTCTGAATTCGGATGTTGTACCTTATACAATTCAAGGAATTCAGATGATTGAAGCGAAGATGCGCGAAGTTTTTGTTCAAGCTGGAATTCAAGGTATCATCGCGCCGGTGGAAACGGATACGGATAAAACACGTTCCGATCTTGGCGATTATCAATATAAAATCAATCTACCAGATACGATAGACGAAATTACTACAAATGATCGGAACAACCGTGTTCTTCCTAACGTCACTTTTTCGTGTCGTTTAAGAGGAGCGATCAACGAAGTCGACATAGACGGGGAATTAACCTAAGGAGTAATCAGGAATGAACGGTATTTGGGATCCAAAAAAATTAAACGTTAACTGCAACGGAAGAGACGTGTCGGGTATGAGTCAATCGGACGGTTTTTTTAAAATCGAACCAGTAACAAAGGAATACATACTTTCTCAAGTAGGCATCAAAGGAGATTGGAACATCTCTGAAATATATGATGGAAGGGTAAAATTGTCTATTGCTCTCATGGGAGATTCTCCTGAAAACGAGTTCTTTTTCGCAATGGGTGAAGAACGTCTTCCTTGTGTATTTACGATTAAAGATAAAAGCGACGGCGGAATGCTCGGTTTTTCCGCACAGGGAAGGGTTTGGGAAAGGCCAAACATAGAAAAAGGCAAGGAGTATAAGGACAAAACTTGGGTGTTTCTTCTCCCTGACTATAAAGGAGTTTTGACGGCATGAATGCAGAAAGTATCGAAAATATTTCGAATATTCAAAAAGTAGAATATTCTAAGTTAAAGAAGAGATCGGAAGGTGAGACCCCATCCGAACCCATTTTGGAAACAGTGGACGATGACGCCAAAGTCGCTCAGATTCTTTTTGTGGATGGTAAAAGATATAAACTTCAACATCCGGGCAACAGAAAGGCGCTTCGTTGGAGACAAGAATCTATTTCTCTTACTGAAGGATTGAATCAGGACAAACTTCTGGATAAATTTTTTAAGTTTTGTGTGAAACCTGTAGAACATACCTTTGAGCCTACGTTAGACGTAGTTGAACCAAATCACGTGGAGGTGTGGCTGTATATAGCCAATCGATTTCTTAAGTGGGAGTTGGAATAAAAGGTTTTCGGACTTTGGAGAAAATCCTTCTACCGAAGAATGGATGAAGTGGATTGATGAAGAAGTGGATCGAGAACTTTTTTTTTGGAAACCTTTTATCTTAGGTGCGGCATATTTTACAACTAAAGAACTCGAAAATGCGTCCACCGTTCTTTATATGAAAATGATGGAAGTGGTAGATAGAAGAAAAAAAAGAGAAGCCGAAGAAAAGTCGGAAGAACTGAAGTTTTTGGCCAGGTTGATTCAAGGTTCTAGTTTTTAATAGTTTCTTAATATTTTAAATAATTAATATACAAATAAAATAAGATCGGATGATAAAAATATGGCAGAACGAGAAGTAAATATTACTATTAAAATAGATGTGGATTCGAAAGACGCTTTTTCTGAAATTGAAAAGGATCTGAAAAAGCTAAAATCACAGATCGTAGACTTTTCAGATGCTACAAGTCTTACTTCTCAAAGAGGGATTAAGTCTTGGAAGGATTTGACAGATTCAGTTCGAAATTTTGTAAAAGGAGAATCTGGCTTATCCATTTTTGCGAGTCGTTTAAAAACGACTGAATCTAATCTTACCAGTTTGTATTCTAATTTAAAAGGAAATGTAAAGTTAGAAAATGAATTTTTTGGACTTGCAAGGTCTGCGGGTTTTAGCGAGAGGCAAATTGCAAAACTAGATTTTCAACTCAATGCCAGCGCTAGAACTGCGACCTTACTTTCTTCCGTGTTCAAAGGTTTTGCTCAGATAGGCTCTTACGCTTTTAATTCTATCATTGTCCCTTCTTTGGAAGTAGGAATTGCATTAGAAAAACAGATTGTAGTTTTGAAAAATCTTTCTGGAAACGAATATCCAAAATTACAAGACGCGATCAATAATACGATACAAACTTCTAAAGGGCTGGCCACACAAAAAGAACTTACCGAAGCCGCAAATGAGGCGATCAAAACCGGAGCTTCGGTTGAATTTATTTCTAAAAATCTTTCCGGGCTCCAAAAAGTGTCCAGACTTACGAATCAAGATTTAATATCTTCTATGAAAGGGGCTTATAAAGCAATTGAACACGGTTCCGAAGAATTTTTAAAAAGTAACGGGGCTTTGTTTTCCAGTTATTCTGCCGAGTTTAAACAGATAAATGAATCCGGTATGTCTGCGATTGATAAACGGTTGGCAAGGGAAAAATTAATCTCTGCGGCTTTAAATGAAAATAGTATATTACAAAATTATTATGGGCTCCACATTAAAAACGCTTCCGTAATTTTAGAAAGGTTTGATAAAACTATAGAAAGATTAAAGGAAAGTTTTGGACTTCTACTCGCACAGGCTCTAACTCCTTCTTTGAATGTGATCGGAGACTTGATCGATTACTTTATGATTGGCGGGAAAAGTTCGGAATATATGGAAGACGTATTGGTTATCTTTGGAAGTATTTTGGTGGGTGTTCTGGGTGCAATTGCGGCTCAGATGATTGTTACGTCCGGAATTACTTTTGGAGCTATGATTCCTTCTTTATTGAGTATGGCGGCGGCCGGCTTTATAGCGATTGCTCCTTGGATTGTATGGATCGCCATTGGAGTTGCGTTAGGCGCTATGTTTGCAATCATCATTTTAGTTATTAAGGATTTATATAAATGGTTTACCGGAAGTGAATCTGCGATCGGTAAATTTTTAGGACCTTTTGCGAATATTAAGAAAATGTTTAGGGATTTAATTGACTGGTTTAAATCCCTTCCGGGAAAAATTTTAAGTTCTCTTGGTGAACTTGGATCGAATATTCAGAAGAAATTAGGTGGAATTTTTCCATTACAATTATTGAAAGTTCTAGGGATTACTTCTAGTCAGTCTAGTGACGTAAAGAAAGTAGATGATGCTCTTATTACAAAACAAGGCCAGATCGTACAATTTCATCCAGACGACAACTTGGTAGCCGTAAAAGATTTAGGAGTGTTAGGCGGGTCTAAGTCAAAAAGTGGAGGTAATTCGATCAACATAAACATCGCCAATGTAGTGTTAGGTTCTGCTTCTACAAAAGAAGACGCGAACGTGTTTGCATCTTATTTAGAAAAGGAATTGGAAAAAATTGCTACTAAAATCGGACTGGGAGCGGGTATTTCACCGGAGGCGGTCTTATGAAAATTTTAAATGGTAGGGATAGGATCGCGCTTACGGATGGAGACGAAGAGGTGGAATTGAATGTCTCTTTGGGTATTCAACACTCTTATCCGGTTGAGATTACTCGTCATACTGTAGAAAAGGAAAAAGGAATGACCTCGATTACAGATCATGTGATTCCCGGTCAAAGAGATATTTCGCTTAACGTTTTGATTTCGTCTTCTACGGATTTATTGTCTTTAAACGAAAAAAGCGTGGATGATAAACTGGAGACTTTGGTCCGTTGGCAGTCCCAAGGAACGTTAGTCACTTTACTTGGATATTCTACGGGTGGAATTATTTCTAAAATTCTTTCTATGTTACCGTCTTTGTTCCGTTTTGTGGAACCGGATGATCCTGATAAAAGATATTTAGGACGTTCTACGGATGAAATTCCAAATCTTTTAATCGGTGATATGAATATCCAAGAAGCCAAGGAAACAGGTAACGACGTATCTTTGAGTTTATCTTTATTTCCTGTGGCGATCGCGGAGGCAAAGGCGAGACAATTGAATACGGTTAAATCCGCGGGTAAAAGAACGACACAAATTCAAACAAAATCTGGAGCCCCGGTCAAAAAGATAAATTAACGAGGATTTATATTATTATGAAAGAATTCAAATATCTACCAATTGATCAGAATATATTCCCGATTCGTTATACGTTTATGATTGAGGAAACGGAATACGAATTTGAATTCTCGCATAACATTGAAGGAGATTTTATTACTGTGTTGATTAGAGATCAGGACGGGAAAGATCTTTTCGCCTCTAAATTGTTATATGGTGTTCCGTTAAATCATATGATCGTGGACGGTTTTAATAGTTCTATTCTTTTAACTCCTTTTGATTTAGACGATCTTTACAAGGATGAATTTGAAAACATTCCTGTAAATTTGGAAACTTTCGGTTCCAGAGTAAGATTGTATTTAGGAGAAAAACAATGATCGGTAATCCTAAACTTTTTGGACGTACGGTTTCTTTGGAGATTCTTCCAGCGACCGGAGCTGTAAAGGAGTTTCGTTATCCTCCTTTTAACTTCGAATTTGAAACCGAGTTAGACGGACTCAATATAACTCAGGTTACGATGTATAACGTAAACGAAGAAACGTTGAGTCTTGTAAGCGCTCAGATAAAAGAAAAAAAATTCCAATATCCTTCTGCGTTATTAAATGCAGGTTACAAAGACGAAAACGGACTCGTTGTTTCCGGAGAAATCATTCATCCTAAGTGGAAACAAGAAGGAACCAATAAAAAGTTGGAATTCCAGATCAGTGGAAGCGCTGGCGCTTGGACTAGAACGTATATTATGAAAACGTACACAAATCTTCCTGCAAGAAATGTGATCATGGATATTTTAAATCAGGGAAATTTAAAACCCGGAAGGATTCAATTAGGAGTCAATAAGATCGTGAACTTCAGCGCTAATACGGAGTTAGGCGATTGTATTCGCCGTTTTTGTAATTTAACAAAATCGCAATATTGGTTTCAAGATGGTCAAATTCATTTTGATTCCCTTGATCCTTCTAAAAAAAACAGCGTCATTTTTTTAGATCATTCTTCTGGATTAATCGGAGTTCCAGAAAAGGGTCAGGATACTTGGAAGGTGACTAGTCTCTTCCGTCACAAGTTTAAGAAGAATATGATCGTGTCCGTAAAAGGAGGAGGGCTCGATTCGGAATGTAGAATTGTTAGCGGTAAGCATAAATTCTCTACTTTGAATACGGATTGTTTTTCGGAATTAGAGGTGAAACCTATATGACTTTAGATAAAGCGATTTTAGCCGCCATTCAAAACAACGTATCTAAGATACAAATTGGCCTTCCTGGAATTATAGAATCTTTTCAGTCTCAAGATATGACGGCTAACGTTCGTATTCCTCTAAAAAAGGAAGACGATTCTGGACAAGAAAGGTCTTTTCCTATTTTGTCTGGCATTCGAGTCGGCACATACTGGGCCGGAGATTTTTATATCAAACCTGATTATAAACGAGGAGACAAGGTTTGGATTTCGTTTTCTACACACGATATATCGGACGCAATTAGAGGAATCGAATCTGTTGCTTCGGATTCTCTTTTTGATCTTCAAAGCGCTTGTGTAATCAGTGGTTATAAAGGGAAAGCCGATATTCCAGCTACCACTTCTAATTTGTCCGGACTTGTAATCGGTCATAAAGAAGGTAAGTCTTTGATTCAACTAGATGGAGATCGAATTAAAATTCAGGGTGGTATTGCCGACTTGACCGAATCAGCTGTGTTAGGTGAAACCCTGGTGGAGTTCATCAAGTCTTTGATCGACGTATTTTTGAACAACTCGGCTACGTTTACTACCAATGCGGTTCCTGGTTCACCTGCGGGACTTGCGGCTTCGGTAATTTCTCAGCTTAACGTTCGTAAATCAGAAGTAGAGCAGTTGCTTTCTGGAAAGGTGAAATTAGGATGAAGGGAATTAAGATAGAGAACAAAGACGCGGTAATCGTCGGAGGACGGTCCGTGATTATTCAAGATTTAGAATATTATTCCCAAAGAATTAGGCATTCGATTCGTTTGTCTCTGGGAGAGTCCGTCTACGAACCGTTAAGCGGAGTGAACTGGGAAGCTATATTTTCCACAAAAGTTTCTAGAGATCGTATTTTGACGGAAATTAAAAAGACGATCCAAAAAGATCCTGAAACCGTTTCGATCGAAAAAATTGAATTGGTAGAGAGAGAAAGTTCGAGCCGTGGAATATATATTCAATTTTCTGCAATTACAAAGTATGGAATCGTTACGGGAGAATTATGATGTCAGGAGTTAGCGAACAAGGGTTTATCCGAAAAAGTAGGGAAGAAATTTTATCAGAATTGGAGGAAGGTTATAAAACTCGCTTGGGTGGGGATATAGATCTTTCTATCGTCAGTGAAGACGGAATTCGTATGAGGATTCTAGCAGATGAACTAGATAAGATTCATCAGCTCGCGGAAAAAATATTTTATTCTAATTTTGCACATACCGCTTCCGGTGTTTCTTTAGATCGAGTTTTGAATCCTCTCGGTTCTGAACGTCAACCGGCTAAACGTTCCCTAGTCGTTCTTAGATTTTCAGGAATGGACGGTGCAGTGGTTCCGGCCGGAATCATTTGTCAAACTGGCAACGGGTTACTTTTTATTACCATCGAATCTGGAGTTTTATCTGGCGGACACGTTGACTTGAACGCACAAGCATTAGAAATTTCTTATGGAGTAAACGGAAATGTAAATGCGAATTCGATCGCTACGATTAATACAGCGATTAGCGGAATCGATTCAGTTACTAATCCAGAGCCGTCCAGAGGTGGGCGTGCGATAGAAACGGATTCTGAGTATTTGAGTCGTTTTATTCAAGAAGGAGTAAACGGAGGTTCTTCCGCTGCAAACGTTCAAGGTGTGTTGAACAACATTCCCTCTGTACTCAATGCGATCGTGTATGAGAATAACACCGATTTTACGGATGTGGACGGAAGACCGCCACATTCTATGGAAGCCGTAATAGAAGGTGGTTCTTCTGAGGAAATCGGAGAAATTTTTTTAAGAAACTGGCCGGGAGGAATCGAATCTTACGGTTTGGAATTTACTACAGTTTTTGATAATAAAGGTGTTCCTAGAACGTACTATTTCAATAGACCAACAGACGTTCTTGTTTATGTAAAAATTGATGTTGTAAGAGATTTAAATCTTTGGATGCAGGGTTCTGAATCAGTTATAAAAACGAATTGTATTAAAGTGATAGGAGGAGTGGATACGATTGCTTCTACTTCCACTTACTATAAAGGAGAAGGAACGGGTGCGGATGTGTTTGCATGGAAATTGATCGCAGCTCAGAGCGCGCTTCAAGAATTCGATTCTGTAAAGGTATTAGGAATTAAATCCATGACCGTAAAGGTAGGTCAAACTTCTCCGGCTATACAAGATGTACTGTCGATCAATAGCAGACAACGTGCTAAGTTGATCACTGCTAATATTCAGGTAAATTTTATATGACCCACTTAAACGAAGTATTAGAAAAATATCCTTCTTCGATCTTTACAAGAGATCCAGATTCAACGATTGCGAAAAAGTGGGAAGTTGAACTTGAATTGTTAAACGAAGTCCGTTCCGTATTGGAATCGATTTCCGGGATTACGGATTATAGGATTCAAAATGGAACCGTTTTAGATTTGATCGGTAAGAATTTAAAACAGTCCCGGAACGGAATGGACGATTTTCGTTATAAGATCTTTCTTTCGATTGCACGTCAAAAACGTAAATCGAAAGGTGATATTTTTTCGATGAATGAAATCGGATCTCAAATACTTGCCGGAATAGGAACGTTATACGAAATCAAGGAGCTTTGTTACGGAGGTATTCCGATGCTCTTGGATGCTACATATACTCTCAACGGGGAATATCCACTTTCTGGAAATACAAAAAGACCCGCTACAATTGAAGTAATTTTTACCGGTTTGGTTGATGAGCTTCCGGTAGTTCCCGAATTCAATCAAGCGATTGCACAAATTTGTCCCGGAGGTGTAAAGGCGATCATTCGATACCGTTTCGAAATATCTACGTTAGGTGGAAGATTGTATGGAGAATCCATTCGTAGCCCATATTTAGATGGGAGTTGGTCCTTAAACGGGTTCACTCTTTTGTCTGGAGAAAAGGTTAAGATTCGACCTTATGAGATTGCTTTTGGAATTGGAGGGTTTCCGAGAACTCCCGGTATCGGAGATACTGGTTTGCAGAACGAGGTTTTTCGTAAGTTAGTCGAAATTAGATCTGATCCGGATGGCAGTCGTTATTTTCAAACGACTGTCAAACAAGGAGAGATGATGGGTTATGGAATTAATGAGATAGGACTTTTTGACGAGGATGGGGAACTACTATATCTTAGGACTTTCCCTTCTAAAGAGAAGGATCATATTATAGTTTACGATTTTGTAATCAAGGAGGAATTTCAGTGATTCAAATACTTGCAAGAGAAACTAACGTAGAATTTGCCGGAACTGGAAAATTTAGAATCGAATTACTTCCGGTTGCACTGTTTAAAACACATGAAAGTCTTTTAGAATACTGCGATCGAAAGGGATATAAAAAAAACGGATCTGGACTGGATGCCGAGTTTACGAGAGAAGAGGATTTAAAACCGGTTCGTGATCGTTTAAAAAGATACGTAGACCAGCCTTTCAAAGTATATGAGAAGTTTATTATATTAGAACAAGAGTTAAAGGAGTGATTATGGCGGTATTTAATCCAGTAAAAACAAGAACTTGGAGCAAAAATACTCCTGCGGATGGGGATCTAATCGACGACGAATTTGATCGCCAATATGAAAATTTTCAATATTTAAAGGATCGGATCGACTCGACTGACATAAATTTGGCAAATTTCCTGATTCCGATCGGAAGTATTATCGAAGACGGTCTAAACCTGGCTCCTTCTGCTAACTTTAAGGACGCGAACGCTCAGGCAATTTCTAGAAACACATTTGTTACTTTATGGAACTCGGTACATCGAGTAATTACCGGAATCGTTCCCACAACGGATCGGATCAGTTGTACAAATCACGGATGTATCGAAGGTCAATTGGTAAAGTTTTCTTTTACGGGAGGAGGAGTTAGTGCATTAGTTAATTATTATGTACGCAACCCGACGACAAATGACTTTCAAATTTCTTTGACTCTGACGGGTCCTATTTTAGATCTTACCTCCTCTCAGACGGGGGAGATGATTATAAATGTAGAATATGGTTTTGGAGATGGGTCTACTACGTATAACGTTCCGGATCGACGTGGTATATTTGCACGAGGCGCGGGAATACATGGTACGAGGGGAAAAGCAGCCGGTGGGAATTATGACGGAGGTGCAGTTGGATATGCGGGAAATGATATGATGTTTGATCATCGCCATAACTTTACGTATAACAACCCTTTTGGTATTATTGGAGGAGTTGGGTCGTATTGGTTATCTGGCGGCGGTACAAATGCAGGTAACACAAATTTGGTTATATTAGAGCCAATAACAGACGGTGTTAACGGGACACCACGCCGTGGCAATGAAACAACACCTGCATTCATCGCGGTAAAATACAAAGTGAGGGTTCTATGAAAATTAAATTTATAAATTATAATTTAAAAATATTCTTATTTAGGATTATGAAGCTAAAACAAAAATTTCTTAAATATTTAAGAAAACCTAGGTTTTTGTACAGTAAAATCCAAATTGTGTCAGTGTTATATTTGGGAGTTTATGATGGCTCTATTTAATCCAGCAAAAACTAGAATTTGGAGTAAGAATACTCCAGCGGATGGAGATCTAATCGATGAAGAAGTAGATAGGCAGTACGAAAACGATCAGTATTTAAAAGATCGTGTCGATCTGGCAGAAAGTAATTTTTTGGCGACTCAAATTCCTTTGGGGGGAATCATTGAAGACAATCTGAACATAACTTCTACTTCTAACTTTAAGGAAGCAAACGGACAATCTATTTCTAGGGTTTCCTTTAACACGCTTTGGAATTTAGTTAAAAGGTCTATTACCGGAATCGTTCCCTCAACGGATCGGATCAGTTGCACAAATCACGGATGTATAGAGGGTCAATTGGTAAAGTTTTCTTTTACGGGAGGAGGAGTTAATGCATTAGTTAATTATTATGTACGCAATCCGACGACAAATGACTTTCAAATTTCTTCTACCTCCACCGGTTCTATTTTAGATCTAACCTCCTCTCAAACGGGAGAGATAATTATAAATGTGGAATATGGCTTTGGAGACGGGTCTACTACGTATAATGTTCCGGATCGACGTGGTATATTTCCACGAGGCGCGGGCGTCCACGGAACACGATCAAAAGCCACTGGTGGAAATTATGACGGAGGTGCGGTTGGATATGCGGGACAGGATCAGGCGCAGGGACATAGACACGCACTTGTTGGTTTAAATACCTCCCTTGCTGCGGCTCCAAATCCTCCTCCGGGATCCGGTGGCACGTATATGATGAATAATGCCGTATACGATCCAATCACCGACGGTTCCAACGGGACACCCCGAACTGGAAACGAAACCACTCCTGCATTCATCGCAGTAAAATACAAAGTGAGGGTAGCATAATGAATTATATATTAGAAAAATTGAATAAACAAGTAGTTTGGATCAACACAGACCCAAATCGATTAGTCGGAGAAAAAGCCTGGGGAAACTTTAAACCTAATCAACACGAAATCGTATATTCACTCCACTACAATCCAGAAATCGGAGAAACGTTTGTTGCGGAAATTAAAGAAGGAGTAGCACAAGATTTTATTCCTCAAAAAGTATATAACAAAACTTCGGGAGAGGAGAGAATCCTACAGAGCTGGGAAGATAAAAAAGATTTGGAAATAGAAACGGAGATAGAACCTTTCAAGGACTCTGTGGGAAATTTGGTAGAGTATCAAAAATATACGGATTCCGGTTGGATGATCGATCAAGAACGCAAAAAAGAATCTCTGTTAGAGAAAAATAGCCAGACTTTTTATTCCAAACTTAATTCTTACAGGAGTACGGTTATTTATCGTAATACACTTTGGGATTCTGGTAAAACTTATTTAGAGAATATTCAAAAAACATTAACTATTTATAACAAACAACGGATTGTTTCCATTCCGGAATGGAGAGATGCAAATGACCAATTTCATTCTTTGAACGTAGAAGAATTATCAGAATTATCGGATCTAATTGAGTTAGATCTTTTTAATGCAGGCAGAATTTTATATACTAAAAAATGGGAAATGGAAGAAAAAATTCAACATTTAGTTCCACAAGAATTTTTGGATTTGTCTATAGAATGGAACTTGAGTTGAGAATTATATAAAACTTACATTTGTTGTAGGAGATGGCATTTCGGATTAAACGAGAATCTTTTTTCGATTTGTGTCTTGTGAACGGCTTTTGGAACTTGATAGATTGGATCATTTCAGTAAATATATATTTTTGTCTAGCTTTGATCAAAGAAGAATTTTGATACTTTCGAGTTCTAAGAGTCGTTTGTTGTTTTAGATTATTAATAAATTATGATGTTTTGAAGATGCGAAAATTCAATCATATCTGTTCTAAGTTAAGAATTCATATAAATAATTTAAAAGTACTTACTACTCGGACGCATGAATAGAATACTATGATAAATCTATTTCGAAAATTAAAATATTGAAATCTTCCTCTAAAAGGCCGGTAATCCCCGATTTGACCTAATTTTTGAGAACTGCCGTTGTTTTGCAAAATCGATTTTTTACTTTCGAGTACTGTTTTCATGCGTCCGAGTAGTAAAGCAAAATCCTGGGTATTTTATTATGTAGTTCTGAATAAGATGTCATGAGTTTTGAGACGATTCTGAATTGGGATACACTTTTTATATGTTTCTAAGTCGATTTGGACTAAGAGCTTTTCCAAAAATCTCAAAAAAATTTACGTAATTATTCTTTAGAAATTTTTAATAAAATGCAATAGTTTCTACAAATTAGGTCGCATTGGTAATTTCCTAATTTTCGAGTAGTTCTAAATGTCGTTAATTTTCGTAATAGTTTCTACATTTTGTTAAATCTGGGTCATTCGAGAAACTCAGCAAATATCTCCCTAAACTTAATGCATCGCTTCTATGGTCACTCTGCGGGCTGTGTTTAGGATTTAGGGCAAGCTCTAAATAAAACAAAATTTAGTAAATTATATAATTTTAATGTTTAATGAAAAAAATAAATATGTTTTTTAAGAGATGAAATCATTAGAGTTGTTGAAAAATTCAATAGTCGATATGGACAAAATCGTTTCAATCACCCATTTCAATACAACAGAAGCAAAATAAGAATTAATTTTTCAACAACTCTATTATAAACATGACCTAAGTGACGTTAGTATATTTTTTGTATTCACTTTAGAAATGCGTACTTTTCTTTATGATAAAAATTTAAAAGATTTAAAAACATTTTTTGTTTTCATTTTTGAAGTAAAAATGAATTAAAAATAAACTTAGGATTAAATTAATTTTTATTATTTACATTATATAATAATTTCAGAAAATATTTAACCTTAAAAAGGAAAAAATGAATAGATGAAGAATTATATAATGCGAGGGGGAGAACAGGAGCTTCCCCCTCCTTATCAGATGAAACAAGTAGAATTTTATTCTTTTTGTATACAAGGAAATTGGAATGCAATTCAGTCGATTGTGGATCGGGAGCTAAATATCCCTGCAAGTGAAAGGGCCCACTATCATGTATTTAGCGACTATTTGTTTTTAGTATTTGCAAGGCAACAATACCTTGTTCCAGGTAGTGATTGTGGTTGGGTGGAAGAAACAGACGTAGGTTTTTGGATACCTCTTTTTGAAAAAGAGGCTCATGGAATCCGTTTTTATCAACCGTATCTCTTTGTGGACATTTCCACTGCTATGGCAACTGGAAGAGAAATTTATGGTTTTCATAAAATTCAAGGTCAATTCCAAATTCCTTCTCTTCGGGTTCCTCCGGAATACTTTTCTGTGGATGCGATTACTCCTCGCGGTAAAGATCGTCAGGCCATTTCTCAAAGGATGCTTACTCTTAGTTGTCCTCCTGGAGAATCTAGAACAAAAAAATCGTACGATGAATTTTCTAAACTTGGAAATCATCTAGCTGAAACCCTTTTTGATGATCCCTCTAAAATCAAAATCCCTGACTCTAATATTACGATCGATCTCTGGGACAATTTATTTCATTCAGAAATTGTAATGGTTTTTTTAAAACAATTTAGGGATGCGGCCGATCCTACATTGGCTTGTTACCAAGCCGTTGTAGAAGCGAGTAGTAACGTTACTTGTTTTCGTAAAGGTGGATATTTAGAAGGAAATTATATTTTGGATGTATTAAGTAATCCATACTTTCCTTTTGTTTCAGATTTCGGTTTAAAAAGTACTTCTATACCTATTCATTTTGGAATTTGGTGCGATTTTGATTTCGATTTTTCTGCAGGAAGAATTATTCATCAAAGCGTCTAG